TTATTTCAGGCAAGAAAGTAGCAATTCCGCAATCTGACGTGCAAGGAACGGCGGCACTGCGTTTCCGACCTGGACATACTGCTGCGTCCGGTTACCGAGAAACAGGTAGTCGTCGGGAAAGGTCTGCAGCCGAGCAGCTTCGCGCAGCGTCAGGCTCCGGCACTGGATCGGATCTGGATGAATGAAGTAGTGGCCATCCTTCGAGATGTGGCTCGTGACCGTGGTCGATGCCTCGCCCGCCAGCTGAACCCGGAAGCGGTCATTGAAAACGCCGCTGTGCCAGTTGCGGTGATCGGGGCTGAGCATCGGAGGAAAGTCGGCGGCCTTCGGGCTGTAGCCACGGACAGCCCCGAACACGGCGGCAAACAGGTAGCGAGCCAGATCCGATGCCATGTGCCCGCGTGTCTCATGCTGGGCGATTGCGCGCAGTTCCGGTCGCTCGATCCACTGCAGCAACTCATCGTTCGAGGTGCCATAGCCGCCAGGAAACTGTGACGCAGCCCGAACTGCAGGCGCATTTTCCTTCACTCGTTCCGAAACAGTAAGGAACGCCTGTTTCTCTTTCCCCGTGGAAATGCCGGCCAGCAACTTCGCGGCGTCGATGACTTCACGTCGCCAGGCAGCCGCGTCGTCGTCCCCGCGGCTGATGCCGCTTCGCAAGACGGGCATGCTCCCTATGACGTCGTTGACCGTCCTGGCCTCCGTTGAGACAGCGATTTCCGCATCGGCGGCCTGTCCTGCGAGGTCCGAACGGATGCCGACGATGATCACTCTGTGGCGACGCTGCGGGACTCCAAACGCCTCGGCGCGCACGATGAAATCCGAGGACTGTGCCGCCTCCTGCAGGCTGGCCTTGCCATCCTCGATCCGGATGGCGCGAAGTTCGTAGTGATGTGCGTGACCCGTGCCGAGCGAGGACAAATCCTCCATCAACATCTCGAAGACAAGTCGGCTTTCGACCGTGGACGAAAGCATGCCCTTGACGTTTTCCATCACGAAGGCAGCTGGGCGAAGCTTGTCGAGAACGCGGATGTACTCGCGAAAGAGGTAGTGCCGCGCATCCTGCTCCGGAACGTAACCGACTTTGCCTCTGGAACGGACGCGCCCAACCAGGGAATAGGCCTGACAGGGCGGCCCCCCGATCAGGATCGTGTCGTCGTACTTTGCTTTCAGCGTCGCGATAGCGCCATCTATTGCGGCCGCCGCAGCCTCGGTGCCGAGCTCAAGCGCGCGTGCCTCGTCTACGGCATGCTGCCACCCTTCGGCATCGACTGCTGACCAGTCCGGTTCAGATACGAGCCCGGCATGGAAATCAATGAACTCTTCCGGCAAGACGCCATGACGTGCACGATACTCGCGCAGAAAGGCTCGCAGCGTCAGAGTCCGATGGGCTGACGCCTCTTTCTCGACCGAAATGCCGATTCGGAACGGCGCATGGCCATTCTCGACGAGCGAAGCGAACCCCTCGCCAAGTCCGCCCGGGCCGGCGAACAGATCGACAATGCCGAAAGTGGATGGCAAATCAGGCTCCTGACGAATTTCTTTCAGCCGGTGTATACTAGGTTCGAGGACGAAAACCAGGGCGTATATGACCGATATCGTGGACCAGCAGACCCGTTCCCGAATGATGTCGGGGATCAGGGGAAAGAACACCAAGCCCGAGCTGGCTCTTAGGCGGGCATTGCACGCGCGCGGCTTTCGTTTCCGGCTCCATTCCAAGAACGTTTTCGGGCAACCGGACCTCGTCTTTCCGAAGTATCGCGCCGTCGTCTTCGTGCATGGCTGCTTCTGGCATCGCCACGAGGGCTGTCGCTTCGCCTCAACCCCGTCGACCCGCGAGGAGTTCTGGCGGAAGAAGTTCGAGGCGAACGTTGCCCGGGATAGCGCTGTTCGCGCCAAGCTGTTCGCCGAAAGATGGCGCTTGGCGACAGTCTGGGAGTGTGCGCTTCGGAAACCGGATCAGGTGAAAGCCACCACCGACTTTCTGTCAGCGTGGCTGCATTCGAACGAGCTTCAGCTCCAGATCGGCAACAAGGATATTCGCACCCGCACCAATCCCTGACCCTTACGTGCAGACTTTGAGTGGCCTGCTGCCGGTTTCGTGGACACTGAGATCAGGTGTTTGAGGGACCTGGAGAGTTGGAATGCAGAAAGAGAAGTCCAGTCGCGAGTTCAGGCTTGAAGCGGTGAGGCTGTTGAAGGATCGAGGCGTCCCGCTGGCTCGTTAACTGCCGAGGGGAGTACCTTCGATTTCGGTTCCTTGACACGCAAGCGACAGAAATCAAAGCGTTCAGGTACAAGACTGAAAATCTGAATTATTTCAGACGGCTACAAGAACTTGATCAAATCCGCGCAGTCATCAGGTTCAGAGAATATCGGCCTTGAGAGACTGCTTCCGCGCCACCTGGCGAGTGCGCCAGTGCTCAGCCTTTCCCGCATAACCCTCGAAAAGAACGTAAAAATCCTGCCGGGGCCGGATCGGGAGAAGGTCTTTGGTAGGGAGAATGGCGGACAGAGAGGGTGTCACCTTCTCTTGTCTGTCCAATACCTTGGCCTGTCCAACCCCCCTTTTGGCGGGTATTGATTTTGCTGGCGTTTTTCCGCGCGTGTCCAACCGGAAAAAGGCCGGAGCAGCGTGATGGCGGACGCGGGCACCTTCGACTTTGCGTCCCTGGCGCGACCTGTTGCGCTTGAATTGTACGGCGAGCCGAACGCGCGGCTGTCGTCGGCCACCGAACTGCGCTTTGGATCGAATGGCAGTCTCAAGGTTGCGGTCGCAGGGGATGCGGCTGGCACGTTCTCAGATTTTGAGGCGGGTGACAGCGGCGGCTTGCTGGCACTGGTGGCCCGCAAGATCGGCGGCGGCGAGCGGGCGGCGTTGGACTGGCTGCGGCAGCGCTTCGGGCAGGGCGAGGCCCCGCGCCGGGATGCCGGGCGCATTGTCGCGGTCTATCCGTATCAAGATGAGGACGGGCGCACTCTCTTTGAAGTCGTGCGAAAGGAACCGAAGACATTTTTGCAGCGTCGTTCGGCGTCTGACTACAGTGTTAAAGGCGTCCGCGTCGTTCCGTACCGGCTCCCGCACCTGATCGAGCCGCTTGCGCTGAAGCGTCCCATTTTCATTGTCGAAGGCGAGAAAGACGCCGACCGGCTGGCCGCGCTTGGCGCGCCGGCGACGTGCAATGCCGGTGGTGCCGGAAAATGGCGCGACGAGCATTCGGCCTTTTTCACCGGGGCCGATGTGATCATCATTCCGGACAATGACAGGGCGGGCGAGGATCACGCCGACAAGGTGGCAAGAAGCCTCAAGGGCATCGCCGCTCGCGTCCGCATCCTGCGGCTCATGTCGCTGGACCGGAAAGGCGACGTGTCCGACTGGCTCGATGCCGGAGGGCGGATCGAACAGCTTTACGAGCTGGCCGAAGCGGCTCCGGACTGGCGTCCGGCGTCAAAGCTGCCGCTCACTTGGCTTGGAGATGAGGACCGCGTGCCGCCGCGCCGCTGGCTTGTAAAAGGGCTCCTTGGCAAGAACGAACTGTCGATCATCCATGCACCGTCAGGCGGCGGCAAATCGTTCTTCGCGCTCGACCTGTCCGCGCGCATCGCGGCGGGGCTGGACTGGTTTGACCATCAAGTCACGCCGTGTCCGGTTCTCTATGTCGCCGCCGAGGGCGCGGGCGGTTTTCGCCTGCGCATGAAGGCATGGCGGCAAAAGCACCCGGACGCGGAGGGCGCGCCGTTTGTGATGCTGTCCCGGTCGGTTGACCTGCTCGACCCGCGATCCGATGCGGTCGAGGTGCTGGCCGATGCCATTGCCGAGGTGAAGGATGCGACCGGCGAGGCTGTCGGGCTGATCGTCCTGGACACGTTGTCCCGGATGATGCCCGGCGGCGTGGACAGCGAGCCGCGCGACGTGAAGGCATTCCTTGAGAATACGGAAAGACTTCGCACGGAAACCGCCGCGCATGTCATGATTATCCATCATAGCGGCAAGGAAACAGACCGTGGGATGCGTGGTTCTTCCATGCTGAGGGACTACGCAGACACAGTAATCGAGATCAAGGGGAACGACACGGACGGCCCCTTGCGCGCTGTCATCTCAAAGCAGAAGGATGGCGAAGACGGCACCGAGTACCGGTTTACTCTTGCGCAATCGACTGTTGGCTCGGACGAGGATGGTGACGAGATCACCTCTTGCGTTGTCGAGGCCATCGGCGCGAGCGCGGGCGCTGGATCGCAAAAGAAGCCGAAACTGTCCGACCGGGAAGAGATCGCCCGGCGATGCCTGGCCGACCTGCTGGCCGGGGATGCCGTTACACCTGTTACAGGCGTTGCGGCGGCAAGTGTAACGCGTGCTGTAACGGTCGAACAGTGGCGGGACGCGGTGCGTAACCGGCTTGCCATCGAAAACGACAGCACCTTCCGCGTCACATGGAAACGCATTCAGGACAAGCTGTTGCGGCTGTCTGTTGTGGGCATTGATAGGGGGCTGGTGTGGCTGGCGTTACATCAATGAAACGGCGTTACAACAACACATGCAACGGCGATGCGAGGGGGGCGTTACATCCCCTAGTCCCCCTTAAGGGGGGGACTAGGGATGTAACGAACTCCCTCTCTGAGATCGCCGCCCGGCTCGACCGGCTGCGGCCGTCGCACCGCGATCCCGAGCACTTCCACGAGGAAAAGTCAGAACTGGCCTTCGCCATCCGCGAACTGGCCCGCGAGCTTGCGGGTCCTTCCCCATCGGGTTCCGTTGCGCGGGATGCGACCCCCGGAATTTTGGGCTCTGCGGAATTTCGTAAGGGGGAGCCGGGCCGATGAGTGAGACGGCGGAAATACTAAATCTTTCCAGTGACTTGCTTGGAGAGGCGCAGCGCTATGCCGGGGATGTTGCCGCCTTCGGCCTCGTCGTGGATGGCGACAACCTTGCTGCCCTGGTCGGCGTCAACCCAAGGACTATCCGAGACCTTGCGCAGCGCGGGCTTGTCGTGAAGGTCGGGACGGATCGTTACGACCTCACGAAATCGCTCCAAGGCTATGCCTCGCACCTTCGGGAGATGGCGGCGGGGCGGGGCGATGAGGCGAGCGCGATTTTCCTGACGGCCGAACGGGCGCGCCTCGCGAAGGAACAAGCCGACCATGCAGCGCTGAAGAACGCGGCCCTGCGGCGAGAGCTGGTGCCGGCTTCTGAGGTGGCAGCGACATGGGGCGGCATCGTCCGGCAGGTCCGGTCGCGGCTGCTGGCGGTGCCGGCGCGGGTCCGCCAGGGGCTGGCCCATCTGAGCGCTCGCGACGTGGACGTGATCGACGCCGAGATCCGGTGTGCGCTTGAGGAACTTGCCGAAGATGACTGACACCCTGACCCGCCTGCGCAAGGACGCACTCGCCGGCCTGCTGCCGCCGCCCCGGCGGCTCTTGTCGCAGTGGATCGAGCGCAACGTGATGTTGCCGGAGGGCGTCTCGGCGCTGCCCGGCGCGGTCCAGCTCTGGCCGTTCCAGCGCGAAATTGCGGACGCCATTGGTGATCCGGCCATCGAGCGCGTGACGCTGGTCAAGCCCGTCCGCGTCGGTTTTACCACGCTCCTGACCGGCGCGCTTGCCGGATACATCGCCAACGATCCCGCGCCGATCCTGTGCCTGCTGCCGACGGAGGCAGATTGCAGAGATTACATGGTGTCCGATATCGAACCGATTTTTGACGCCTCACCGGCCCTTTCCGGCCTGATCGGCTCCGGCGTTGACGAGACCGGACGCAACACGATCCTGTCCCGCCGCTTCCCCGGTGGCAGTCTGAAGATCGTGGCCGCGAAGGCCCCCCGCAACTTGCGACGGCATAATGTGCGCGTGCTGTTGTGCGACGAGGTCGACGGCATGGAGACGAGCGCCGAAGGATCGCCGATATTGCTGGCGGAAAAGCGGACGCTGTCGTTCCCGGATCGCAAGGTCGTAATCGGATCGACGCCCGTGTTTGAAGAGACCTCCCACGTGCTGCGGTCCTATGCGGCATCCGACGCGCGCGTCTTCGAGGTGCCGTGCCCGGACTGCGGCGCATTCCATGAAATCACCTGGGGGGACATCCATTGGCCGGAAGGCCAGCCAGAGAAGGCGGCGTATGCTTGCCGGTCCTGCGGTTCGGTCATCGACGAGACCCACAAGCCGGCAATGGTCGCCGCCGGTCGCTGGCGCGCAACGCGCCCGGAGGTGCAGGGACACGCCGGCTTCCGGCTGAATGCCCTGGTGTCCCTGCTCGCAAACGCGAGTTGGGGGAAGCTGGCGGCGGAATTTATCGCGGCCAAGGACGATCCGGCGCGCCTGCAAACCTTCGTCAATACGATCCTTGGCCAGGGCTGGCGCGAGGATGGCGAGGAACTGGACGACGCCGCCCTTGCCGCCCGCGCCGAGCCGTTCAGCCTGGACGCCATCCCTGCCGAGGTGCTGACCCTGACGGCCGGCGTAGACGTGCAACGCGACCGCCTCGAGGTGACCGTGATCGGCTGGACACGGGACGCTGAAGCCTTTGTTCTCGGCGCGTTCGTGGTGTGGGGATTGCCCGATGATGACGCCACCTGGACCGAATTGGACGACATGCTGAAGATGCGCTTCCCGCATCCGCTTGGCGGCAAGATCGGCATCGATGCGGCGGCCGTGGATTCGGGCGACGGCGAGACCATGGAATCGGTCTACAGGTTCTGTTTTCCCCGTGCGGGCCGAAAGGTGCTGGCGATCAAGGGTGTCGAAGGCAACAGGCCATGGATTGAAAAGTCGAAGCAGAAAATCCGGGGCGGCGCGCTGTGGATTGTGGGTGTTGACGGCATCAAAAGCCACCTCAACGCACGCCTGGCACGGGCGCGGTCGCTGCGGTTTTCAGATAGCCTGCCGCTCTCTTGGTTTGAGCAACTCGCGTCTGAACGTGTCGTCGTGCGCTACAGCCGGGGCCAACCAAAGCGCCGGTTCGAGCGCATTTCCGGCCGCCGTGCCGAGGCGTTGGACTGCGTCGTCTATGCCTTCGCCGCGCGGCAAATCGTGAATATCAACTGGGAAAGTCGCCTTGATGAGCTGCGGCGCGGCATCGAAAGCACAGCACCGAAAGTTGCCAGCGTCGTCAAGTCGAAGTGGATCAGATGACGCCTTTGCGAAGCCGGACCCCCGGCCCCTCGCCGTTCTCACTCACGAAAATGATACCGGCCTGTTCGAGGGCGGAAACAACCTTCTCTACGGTATCAGATCGGCCACCTAACGGCCCGTCCGATGCCTCTAGCCGCTTGATTGTCGGTTCGGAAACACCGGACCTAAGGGCCAGGTCTGACTGAGACCAGCCTAAGAGTGCGCGTGCTGCCTTCACTTGGCGGATTGATACTTTTGGTATTGACAACACGGCAGTCGTCCTTTTACTACTTTTAGTATCAATAGCGAACCCGAAGGGGAAAGACAATGCCCAGACAGCAGTTTGCGGCAGCCGCTCGCGGCTTGCCCGTTACCTGGATGCCCATGACGCCAAGCCTTCGGGCGCGGATCGAGGCCACAATCGACAACCTGGTCGCGCTGCTCGACGAGATCGACGGCGATGCGGACTTCGAGCCGGATCCGGTCGAGGGCAACGGCGACGAGCGCGACCTCGACAATTTCGAGACCTTCAGCCAGGGCGCGGACGAGGTCCGCCGACGTTGGCTGGCCGAAGCGGGGTGAGACCGAAAAGAACTATTGACGAACTGTCGGAGGTTTGGCATAGTTCAGACAACATGTCGGAGATTTTAAATGCAAACCGTTCGCCTTCGGCCCCTCTGCAACGAACTGGACCTCAACGCGACCCGCGTTGAACAGTGGATTTCGCGGGGCTACTTCAAACCGTCTGAAGCCGGCGTTGCCGGCCGCGCGCGGCAGTTGACCAAGAAGGACGCCGTCACCCTGCTGGCACTTGCCGAGCTTGTGGACGCTGGCCTTGATGCGGCAACCATTCACCGCGAAGTCGAGAACCTGTTCCTGTTCAAGGGGCGTTCCTATCTGGTCATCTCGCGCGGCGAGCTTGGCCTTCTCGTCCCGGCGAGCGAACGGGGCAAGCCGGCTCCGACAGCTGCGGACTGCACTCGCGTGCCGCTGGCGGCCGGCGATTATCGCAGCGATATTGTCGCTGAAGCGGACCTGCCGGGTGTCCTGGCCGACCCCTTCAAGTCGGTCTCCATCGTCGTCAGCCTTGACTACCTGGTCGCCGTTGTCGATGCGGCATGGGAGCGGCTTGCGGACGGCAAGGGCGGCACGGCGGACTGACCCATGTTTCCCTTGGCCCTGCCGAACCTCCTTCGCCGCTTGAACAAACCGGGCGCAAAGACAGCCCGGAGCGTGAACGCGGCCTCCGCGAACTGGCCGGACGATCCCCGCAGCCTGTCCGGCGCGGCGGACATGCGGCAGGCAGGGCAGACGGTCGCGCAACGGGTGGCGGGACTGTACATCAATGACCCGGTTGTGCGTTCTGCGGTGTCTTTGATCGTCTCCCAGGTTGCAGGCAGCGGCGTCCGGCTCAACACACCGGACGCCGCGCTTGACGCAGCGTTCAACAGCGCGCGGCTGGACCCGTCCCGGCGCATGTCGGCAGCGGCCCTTCAGCGCGCCGCTGTCCGGTCCTACGCCCTGACCGGCGAAGTTCTCGGAATCCACCGGGTGATCGATGGGGCCTATGCCTTTCAGCTTCTCGACCCGGAACAGCTGGACCGAAGCAAAAATGAAGATCGCGGCGCGGCCGGCACGGTGGTGGCCGGTGTCGAGCGCGATGGGCGAGGGGTTATAGTCGGGTACTTCCTTCTGACGACCGCCCCAGGTGACCCTTTCGCCGGAACCTCGGCGGCGTCGATCCGCCACGACGCCGCCGAGGTGATCCACCTGTACGACGCAGAATTTCCCGGCCAGGTGCGCGGCGTCAGCCCGCTTGTCGCCGCGCTGCCGGTTTTGAACAATGCGTCCATCGCAATTGAGGCGCGCCTGAAACAGCTTCAGGTCAGCGCCATGCTGACCGCCATCCTGACCAGCCCGGACGGCGCGGATGCTTTCGACGGCGAGCCGAACCCGAGCCTCGAGCCCGGCGCGATCATCCGCACCCGACCCGGTGAGGGCGTCGAAGTGGTGAACGGCCCCCAAAGCCCTGATTTTAACTCGTTCATCAAGGTCCTGTATCGCCAGATCGCCGCCGCAATCGGTGTGACGTACGAAGATCTGATCGGAGATCTTGAGGGCGTCAATTACTCGTCCTTCAGAGGCGGCGCTCTGACCGCCCGACGCAAGGCCGAAGCCCTGCGCCGCGTGCTTCTCATCGAGGGCTTCCTCGACCCGATCTTTCGCCGCTGGCTGGCCATCGAGACGCTGGCCGGGCGCGTTTACGGCGCTGAGGAACCCGGCTGGATCGAACCCGCGTGGCCCCAAGTCGACCCGATGAAGGAAGCCAGCGCCGACATCGCGCTTCTGGGAGCCGGGCTCAAATCCCGCAAGGAGATCGTCGAGGCGCGCGGACGCGAATTTGAAACCGTCCTTGCCGAGATCGCTGCCGACGACACAAAGCCGGCAAAGGAGGAAGCATGAGCAAGCCCATTTGCCGCCTCGACGCCCAGGCGCGGCCGAACAGCTTCGACCCGGAGACCCGCACCTTCACCGTGATCGTCGCGACCAGCGCGCCAGTGGACCGGGGCAGCTATCTAGAAGTTCTCGACCTGAAGGCGTTCGGTGCCGCTGGCTGGCCGGAGCGGCTGCCGCTGCAAACCGACCATTCGACTAGCGTGCGCGACACGGTCGGGACGCTCATGAATTTCCGCACCGAAGACCTCGACGGCGGCGTCACGGCCCTGGTGGCGGACGGTCGCCTGTCCAGCCGGGCCGACAACGCGGCGCTGGCGGCCAACTTGGCGGACGGCGTGCAGACGGCATTCAGCGTGTCCTTCGCGGTGTCGAAGTGGCTGACCCTCACCGATCCCGCAAGCGGAAGGAAAATCCGCAAGGCCGTCGCCGGGCGGCTGATTGAAGGCTCTTTTGTCGTTACCCCGGCCGATCCCTTGTCGCAAATCAGGAGTGAAAACATGCCCCCCGAAGTTGAAACAGAAACCCGCATGACGCCGGCCGCGTTCGATACAGTGTGCCGCGCCGCCGGCGTGCCGGATGATGTGCGCGAGGCGCTGCGAGACAGCGATGCGCCGGACGCCGAGAAGATGCGCCTGGCGCTGGCTGCGGTCGAGCGTGCCGCGCCGACCCTGCGCACCGTGCGCAGCGGCCACAACGACGAGACTTTCGACAATCCGGGCGTCTTGCGCGCGGCCGTCGTCGAGTTTTTCGACACGGTGAACCGGGGCGAAACCCCGACCGGACGCGCCGCTGAAGTGTTCGCCCAGGGCGAGCGGGCGCTGGCCGAGAAAATCTGCCGGAATGCTGGCATCACCACCGTCGGTCTGTCCGATGCGGAGGTGATCCGCCGCGCGGCAACGACTTCCGACTTCCCGATCATCGCCGGGGCAACCTTCAATCTCGCGATGCGCCGCGAACTGGACGCCGCCGCCTCGCCGGTGGCGGCGCTGTTTGGCCGGGACACGGTGACGAGCTTCAACCCAGAAACGCGCGGCCAGGCGGACTGGACATCTCTCGCCATCGCCGACCGGCTGGAGTCGGGGCATTACAGACACTCTTTTATTCACGAGAGCGGTGAAACCGTGTCCGTTGCTATCATCGGCGGCATCACGTCGAAGAGCTACGAACTAACCATCAATGCCGGCGCCCGGCTCGGCAATGATGGCGTGCAGCTCGGGAAGCGGATGGCCGCCGAGATCGCCGACCGTCAGGTCGCCTTCCTGGAACAGGCCAGTGCCGCGGGGCCGAAGATGCGCGACGGGAACCCGGTGTTTCACGCATCGCGCGGCAACATTGCCCAATTCGCCCAGCTGGAAAGCACCATGCTTGGGCAGATGATGGGCTTGCGCTCCGGCATGGCCAAGCGCAAGGGCGCTGGCAATGTGATGATCGGACAGTATCCGACGCACTGGCTGGTGCACTCTGATTACGAAGAGACCGCGATGCGGCTTCTGGCCTTCGTGACCGCTTCGGCGGTGGCGGACGTGAACCCCCTGGCCGGCAAGCTTCAAATCGTTGTTGAGCCTCGTCTGACGAACCCGTCCGTCAGCTGGCTGGCCGTCGCGCCGGCGAAGATGGACGGCGCGGCCCGCGTGTTCCTTCAAGGCCAGGAAGCCCCCTTTACGGACAGCCGGATCGACTTTGACACCGACGCCGTGCAGTTCAAGATCCGCCACCCCTTCGGCCTTGCGTGGCTCGAGTGGCGGAGCTGGACCCGCCTTGACCATGTGCCGGGTTGACCATGACGAGCCAGGCCGAACTTCAGGCGCATCTCGACACCTTGCGGGCGCTGCGGGCGCGCGGCGTCCGCAAGGTCGCGGTCGACGGTGAGGAAGTGGAGTACCGTTCGGACGCCGAACTTGCCGCCGCTATCGCCGACATCGAGCACCGGCTCGCGACCCTGACCGCTCCGCGCGCGCGGATCTTCTCTCCAAAATGTACGAAGGGCTACTGACCATGCGAAATTATGTGCACCCGGGCGACACGCTCGACTTGACCGCGCCGGCTGGTGGCATCGCCAGCGGCGAGGGCTTCCTCTTCGGCGACATCTTCGGCGTGGCCGCGATGAACGCTGCCCCCGGCGCGCTTGTTGCCGTCAAGGTGGCGGGCGTGTTCCGCCTGCCGAAGGTTGCAGCCAGCGGGCTGACCGAAGGCCAGAAGGTTTACTGGTCCGCCGCCGAGCGCAAGGTGACCGGCACCGCCTCCGGCAACACCCTGATTGGCCACTGCACGAAAGCCGCCGCCGCAGGCACGGCTGACGTGCTCGTCCGCGTGAGCAACTGACATGAAAAAGCGCGCCGCCCTCATCCCCCAAGCTGACGCAACGCGGCTATTCCGGGCGGCGCGTGCGGCCGGTTATGGATCGGCCCGGATCACCGTGCGCCCGGACGGAACAATTGAAGTTGAGGCCAGCGAGACGCCGGCCGAACGTCCGACCCAGGACAGCAACTCATGGGACGAGGTGCTGCGGTGACGCAGTATCCTGCCATGCGCACGCGCCGCAATCCGCTGCCCAAACACTGCACCCTGGTTATTGACCGCCATGGCAAGTACCGGGTGCGGTTCCGCAAGCGGGGCTTTTCCTGCTACCTGCCTTTCCCGCCTGTCGGCGACGAGTTCGAGCGCGCCTATGCGGCTGCGCTCGCAGGCGTCAAGGAATGGACGGCCAACGTGGGCAGCGGACGGACGCGCGCGGGCTCGTTCGATGCGCTGGCAGTGTCATATTATCGGTCTGTCGAGTTCACCAGCCAGCGGCCCAGCACGCAAAAGACGTATAGAGGCATCATCGAGCGCTTCCGAAAGCTGCATGGTGACCGCCTCGTCCGCGACCTGCGGCGCGAGCACGTCAAGGCGATCATCGGCGGCATGGCCGACCGCCCGCACGCGGCAAACAATCTTCTCAAGGTGCTGAAAATCATGCTCGATCTGGCGCTCGACAATGGCTGGATCGACCGAAACCCCGCGCGCGGCGTGAAAGGATACGCGAAGAAAACGGCAGGGTTTCATTCTTGGACGGATGCCGAGATCGCGGCCTTCGAGGCGCGCCATCCGTCCGGCACAAAGGCGCGCCTCGCGCTGGCTTTGTTGCTCTACACGGCGCAAAGGCGCGGTGATGTGGCGCGGATGGGCTGGCAGCACGTGCGCGACGGTCGCTTGCATGTCGTGCAGGGCAAGACCGGCGCGGAACTGGCGCTGTCCCTGCATCCGGCGCTTCTCACTGAGCTTGAGGCGACGGCGCGGGACAACATGACCTTCCTCGTCACAGAGTTCGGCGCACCGTTTTCAGACGCAGGATTCGGTAATTGGTTTCGCGATCGCTGCCGGGAAGCCGGGCTCGTCAACTGTTCCGCCCATGGCCTGCGCAAGGCTGCCGCCCGGCGCATGGCCGAGGCCGGAATGAGCGCTGACATAATCAAGTCAGTGACCGGCCACACCAACCTTCGGACCGTTTCGATTTACACGGACGCTGCCGATCAGGCGCGCCTGGCCGATCACGGCATTGCTGCCATCGGGCGAGCAAAACAGGAACGGAAAATGTCCAACCTTTCGCCAGAGTTGGACAAAAGGGAGGGTAAGTAA